CAAGTCACGGACTCGGTTGTTAACGTCACGGACGCTAACTAAGAAGCACTGGCCTCTTTCTTGAGCACGGCTGCAAGATCAGGTTCAGTGTTCTCAAGGATCATTTGCCTTGTTAGGTTAATACTACCTTCTTTCCATGGATTAGTCATACCTGGAGAGACATTTGATGTAGGTGTTGGTTTAGCACCCATGCCAGCCGCAACGCTAGGTTTGAAATGATGTTCCCATCCACTCCCAGGGTTTTTTAGGTTCCCTATATAAGTTCCTAAATCTTGTTCAACACCTCCATTAAGTACAACAACTTCTCCTGTTTCACTCTTTTTAAGTTTATCTTGGAGAAGCGATAGCATTTGCTCAGCATTTACTGCACCAGAATTGCTAATAGCTGAAAGTGCAGAAGTCTTAATGTTTGCAGTCTCGTTCGAGCTTTTTAAATTCTTTAAATCTTCGTTTAAAGTATTTATTTGTAATTCCTTTTCTTGGGCGGTTTTGTTGGCTTCTTCCCATAGGTCTTTCCATTGTCCTTGGTCTTCAAGCTCTTTTTTTCTTTTGGTTTCTTGCTGTTCATAAACTTCTGTTAGCTTACGTTTCACTCCAACACGATCTTCTTGTGCTGTGGAAAGCTCTTTTTTTAACGTAGAAATTTGTTGCTCATATTCAGCCTTGATACGATCAAGTTCTTGAATTTGAGCTTTATTTTCGTCAGCTTTAGCAACCACGGGCTGCTCAACAGGAGTCACGGACTCTTGCTGGATGACTTTTTCTTCCATAATTAAGCGTCAGTTTTTTTAGATGTAGTTGTTTTTGTTGCTTTAGGTGCAGCTTCAGGTACTGGAGTTGGCTTAGTTTCTGGAGTCGTAATGACTTTTCCAGCATCTAAATCAGTTGCTCGAACACCTGAGACGGAAACCCATTTCCCATCGACTAATTCTACAGAAGGCATAACAAAAAAAGTATTCCTTTATTATTCTAGTCTACTAATTACTTTCAACTTCATTTGCATTAGGTAAAACCTCACCTTGGACTAAAATCTCTCTGAATTCCTCTCTATCAATCACATTTTGATCAAACAAAGAAGTTAAAGCTGTAATATCTTGCCCTATTAGTCTATCAATATCAAAATCACGACTAATTTTGATCTCTGGTGGCTCTAAACCCAAATAATCAGCCGATAAATTAAACGCTTTTTGCATTTTTTGCTCCAAATCTAACGAAACCATCGAAAGCATGGAGTTAGTATCCACTCGGTCAAGCCTTCTTGCATCCGCCGACTCTGCCACGAACTTTTGTTGCGAAAGCGTACTAATGCCGAGTGTTGCCATTTGGAGTTGTAACTCTTGGATTTCAGCCGCTTGCGCCTCAAATGCACTGGCTGCTGGTTCGACATAATAGATTTTATTTCCTGGCTGGGTTGCCATTGCATAGTTAACACTAATCGCAGTGTCTTTAGTTTGATCGTCCCATCCCTCCATAACTAGTAATGGCTGGGAAGCAACATGCAAACTATGAATTAAATCAGCTTGACGCTGATAATGTGTCAAATTTAAATAAGCAATATCCAATAAAGGTGGTTTACTTGTCATTGTGTCTGTTTTCCCTGCATAAACAGTCACTAAAGGAACTTCACCTAACGAAAAATCACCTGATTCAACTAATTCATAGTCTTTTTCATTCGCAGGAGAGTCGAAATTACCGGCAAAAGTATTATCTTCCGTGTACATATCCTTAGTAGTCTCTTTCTTTCTATAAATCCTGTAATTTCCTGGTTCAATCACCCTGATTTGATCATAAACTCTCTCCCCAAAATCTCCTTCAGGAACTACAGCCTGTTCAGCAATTCTTACTTGTACTAATTTTCCATAATTTACTTCTCTATCTAATCTCCAACCATAAATTTTAGATGGATCAACCTCTATCCAATACGGTCTACGATTTTGATCCCTTTCTTCTGCAAGATTTCTCGCTCCAGTAGGTGCAGGAAAATCAACAAGAGTATGACTATGACCATAAGTCAAGGCACAAATTAAATTTCTTCTTGCATATTCGTCTAAATCTGAACCACATCCATCAACATCTTTAACAAATACATCAGTCCAATAAGGATCTCCAAGAACAGTGATCGGTTTTCTCAAAATTAAACCCGTCGCAGCTCTAATTAATCTTTGTGTATAAGGAGAAAAAACAGAACGATTAACTCTTGATAAATATGCGTCATAATCTTCCCTTGGTTCTAAAGGTAAAAATGCTTGGGAATTATCTCTTAAATATTCCGTCCCTAAACTAACTGCTTTCATTATTTCCCACCCTTTTGACATGTCTAAAACAGCTCGTGTCTTAGAAAATGGATTATCACCTCCTCCCAAATACGTCTGACTGACAATATTTGTACGAAGTGCCCCTGGGACTGAGTATGTCATCTAACCTTTGAAGCTCTTAACATTAACAACAGTCTAAACGGTCTTTCTTCCTTTACTTTTTCTTTTTAGTAGATTCTATAACCTGTCTGACCTAAAGTTTCAGGTTTCGCTAAATTAAACTGCTGCAAACAAAGATATCCAAAAGCGTCAAAAGCATGGTCAACTCCAAGATTCTTATTTGGTAAACCTGTATTTGGAGCGTAAGTTAACGTTCTTAACGATTTTATTAATTCCTTACATCTTGGATGAATAAACGTCCTCCGAACACTATTTGCATCATACAAAGCAGTATTAACAGCAGTAATTTTATCCCTTATCTTCCAAGGTGCTCTAGGGCTTGAAACATTAAATCCACTTCTTCTTAAAATACTGTGGTCAGTCGCTCCAACACCTGAAGTTTTTCTTGCGCCACCCGTAGGGTCAGGACAAGCAACAACTCTTCGATCTACTCCATACCTTCTTATTACTTCCTCCGCAAAATCCCAGGTCGTAGCTCCTCCAGTCATGATTATTTCATCAAAGACATATAGCGTATCGTCTTTCTTAACAGCACAGATGCCACTCATAGGATCTACGTTAAAGTCAACACCCAGCAACAAAGGCATCACACTAATATCTTCCGCAATTGTTGAAATATTGTCATCACCAAAACTAACAGCAACCAATCCAGTTAAGTTCTCGAAACTTGCCTCAAATTCTTGCCTAAATGTCCTCCCATCTAATTGCGCCCTTGCCGCTTCAACCTCATCTTTTGGTACATTACCCCCCTCAATAGTCGTATAACACCATCTTTTCCATTGCTCCGTAGGATCTTCCTTGCAATAACACCACAAATCATAAAACCAACTAGCTGTACCATCAGGCGTACTAATAAATAACGCCCATCCCTGTTTATCTGCTAACGCAGGCCTAATAACTTCAAACCATACCTCTGCATCCATAAATGCAGCTTCATCTAATACAACCCCCGATAAACTCCTTCCCCTCAATGCCATCGCATTTTCCGTACCCTTTAACTCAATAGTTGACCCATTTATTAACTCCAACCTCAAATCAGTCTCATTCTTACTCTCAATCCATACCTTCGGTACTAATTTCTTCAACGCCTTCCACGCAATATCCTTCGCCATTCGATATGTAGGAGCACAATAGAAAAATGTCTCCCCAGGTCTATCAATTGCTCCCTTCAATAACTCAATACAACTTAAATAACTCTTCCCAAACCTTCTCCCAGCCACCAATACTCTGAACCTTCTCTCATTATTGAATACCTGCCCCTGCGCCCACCTGAGGCTGATATCTGGACCTGTTTGTGCGGTTTTGACTGTCATAACCTATCATCTTATACATAGTCATCCGATTTGTAATCGTGGCAAGACCAAAAGACCCCGATCAATTAATACTCAAAAGACAGCAACGCCTTTATAGAAGACAAAGTGAAGGTCTCACAACTAGACAACTTGTTATAGATCATTCCCTTAAAGAAGGTCTTAGTGAACGACATTCTTGGGATGATTGGAAACAAGTTAAAGTCTGGAATGAAGAAGATTGGGCTAAAGATAGAGAATCTATGGTATCTCGTATCCAGTCGATGCGTCTTCGTGCTATAGATAAAGCTATGAAGAAAGGGCAACTTCAAACTGTTCAGACCCTTTTGGCCGATTTAGGTAAGGTTGTGGGTGAATCTGAAGAAGTCATAAATATCAAAGCTCCTGAACTGAATATTAGAGTAGAAAATAAAAAATCTTAGTTTCGAGAATATATTTAAGTTGCGTAGGACATTCTAGGATTGTCAACTTTTCGTAGTCGTCCCCCTGCAGTACGCCTACTTTCTCGAGACGTGATACGTCTACCTCTGGTAGTTATCAATTAATAGCCGAGTCAAGCAAAATATCAGTCATAAGAATATGTTAAGTTGTCCTCCTTTACTAGTTGACAGTAGGGATGAGATCCTATAATGGAATTAATCACAGTATGAACTGCCTATCTCTTAACAAACTTTCTTTATGGTTCAGTTAACCGCTGCGATTCTTTTAGAAATAATTTCGCAGATGTGGTGAACTGAATAAACAAGAAAACCAATTCAAAAACCAATTCCCAAACCAATTAAAAACCATGTACAAACCAACCGAGTTGCCAATTGATACCACTATTAAAAAGCTTATTGAAGAGAGGAGACAGTTCACGAGAGACTTGGTTGAAGCCTATAAAAAAGGGTTAATAGAAGTGAGTATAAGTAAGATTAATAATGATTTGAGATTAGAAGAGATCAATTACCCATTAACCACAAACAAATTTTAAACCAATGGCACTAATTGATTTAACACCAACACCAGAGGAGCAGCTCCACATTTTGGGGATGCTTCAACCCAATTACACGGTTGATAAAGATAGCCGAGTAATTGAAGCAACAGAAGCCGAGAGAATCCCAAATCAAAAGGAGTCAAAATGACACCAACTGAAATTAGATGTGACCTAATCGAAAGATTAGAGAATTATTGCCGACATATGCGTAAAGAAGATGTAATTATAGGATTAGTAAATGAGATGAGTCCTGATCAATGCTTAACAGTTAGAGACCACTTAGAGAGGGATATATTCTAATGAGTAGCTATTGCCCTAAATGCAATTCAACCAATATGACTTACGGGGAACCCTCCGTAAGTTATCAAGCTTATACAATTGAGCTTCCATTGACTTGTATAAAATGTAAGCATAAATGGATAGATGTTTACATTTATAACTCTACTAACGAACTGGAATAGATTTAAATTAAATCTATTTTAAAACCAATCAAAACCAACTTTTTTATTATGCAAGTTTTAACAGTTACTCAATACATGACAGTATTGAAGAATAAAAGGGAAGTAACCGAACATTTGAAAAATAATAAAGACTTTCTTATTCAAGATATGTCTTGTGCTTGGGACAATAAACCATGTAATAAGAGTGATTTATTGAAAGAAAAATATAGTCACATAAAAGTTTATTACGGCAATAACTGCTCAAAAGTAACCGTCTTAGAGGTTAAATAATGTACAAAACAAAACTAATTGAAGGGACTAGCAACCGTAAATTAACTAATGAAAAATATGATCCTTATTTTTCAAGTAGTTACACAACTTTTGAAAGTTGTAGTGATGCTTGCCCACTATGGGAAAAATGTTATGGCAAGAAAAGCTTTACAGCATTACATGAGAAAAGATTATTTAATACTAAGATAGATTACGACCTAGAAAGATTTATAAAGGATATTGAAAGATTAAGACCTAATACGACTCTAAGGCTAAACATTACCGGTGATTTACCTTGTGTAAGTTATAAATTTACTAATAATGAGAGAAAAATATCAATAGATGCATTAACCAAAATTTACCACGCTACAAGAAAGAATAATATTAAAACTTATACATATACTCACTTGCATTGCGATAATAAGAATCAAAAACACAATTTAGATTGTGTGAAATTATTTTCAACTGATAATTTTGTAATCAATCTTTCAACTGAGAAACCATTGCAAGCTAGTAAATATTTTGTAGATAAATTTAATGTAGTAATGACAAATACAAAGGTCTTTAATTTGGCGGTAGATGCCATTAAAAAAAGTGATAAACCTACTATGGTTAATAAGTATGGAACAATAGATATTTTTCCCTGTAAAGCTCAATATATGGATAATGAAAGTTGTTCTACTTGCAGGAAGTGTTTAGAACACAATAGGAAAGAAGTAGTAATATTTAAAGAGCATTAAAAATGAACAACGCTCAGAAGTTCGATCAATTAAAAGAAGAAATTAAACTTTTCATCGAAGAAAAGAAAACGGATGGATTAAGAGAATCAGATATAAAAAAAGAAATAGCCAAACCTGAAAAAAAGGGTGGTTTTGGCGTAACTATTAGAACAGCTCAAAGGTGGTTTTTAATATTAAATGATCCTGAGATAGGAGAATATGAAACTGTAGGACATAAAAAAGAAGTTAATAGAAAAGGCTCAAGCTTGATACATGAGAATTTAGAAAGACTAGTTTTAAGTGAAGATAAAGAAGAAAGAGCAATTATAAAAGAAGAAATAGAAATAATTACTAAAGCATTAAAAGGAGTTAACACGATTAGAACAGGTTAACTGTCGTTGCGACAGTCGTTTCAAAATCTAGGCAGTTGAGAGAGACAGTAAGACCTAGAGAACAAACCTAAACCCTTTTTTTATTATGTCTGATTTTCATGAAACTGATTCAATAGCTTATGAAAATAAGCTTGATTTATTACATTCAGAATGGAATAGCAAATATTATGCTTATGTAGAGGCATTTAAAACAAGATTAAAGAGTGAAAATGACGTTCAATACAATGATTGGGTAGATACATTAGACGAGTTATTAGATTTAGTTGGAATACATCATAGAGAGAATAGAAAAGTAAGAATCACAAGATATCAACGGCCATTATATATATAAAAATATCGATTAAACTAATTATCCCTTAATTAACTGCCCATGAACGAAACATTTGAAAAGATGGATTCTATTAATAAAAAGAATCAAGAATTAAACGCTAAGAAAGCAGCCTTTAGAGATCGTTTTTTATTTGATGAAAGTTACTCTAAAGAACAATTCTTAGAGGACATGAACAGCCTTGAAACTATTGACTTAAACCAATTTAAAACCAATGAAACCAACCTATCAAATTAATGCTTTTAAAGCATCAGAGAATATGCTTTCACATGGTGGAAGCTTTGTAAAAGTATTAGCTAACCTTTACAGATTAGCTGATCCAATTAATAAAGAAAGAGTCTTGAAAGCCTTTCAGGATGAATTTAGAACTTATGAGGATTTTGCATGATGAAAATCACACGATCCATAAAGGAACGCATTTGTAGTAATCCCGAATGTCAAAAGACGATTTTAAAAGGCATGTTTTACGGGGATAACAGTCAAACAGTCTTAAGAGATAAGACCACTCAACTAAGAGTTTTGAAAAGGTTTGATTGGTGTTATGAATGCGCTCTAAAGCAAGGAGAGAAAAAATGGAAGTAATGAATGGCTCAGGGCAAGGATTAAGAAGGTTTCGTGTAGTGAATGGCGTTAGGCATTGGCTAGAGAAACCTACAGATGAATGGCTCGCATTTGAAAAACGTCCCAGCTACATCAATCGAGCTAAAAAAACAAACAACAACCAAGCAAACCTAATGAATGAAGCACAGTATAGATTTGAATGTAGAAAATTAATCTTTGATGAAAATGTTTTACCTAAAAGGATAAACAACATTAAAGAATATATACCCTATAAAACAAATGATAGAGTTTTTAAAGAAGATGATTGGAATTTAGGAAGATGTATCAAATGTCCTGAATGTAATTTCGTTCATCTTGTTTATCACTTTGAATGGTCAGATAAAGAATGTCATGAATGTAGAAAAATGATTGAAAAGAAAAAATATTTAATAGAAGTAAAAAACTTTAAAACCTTTAACCAATTTTTTAATAAAGAGATAACATCATGATTTTACATGACATTAAAAGAGTTCCTCCTAACGCATTAATTGGAGCCTATTTAACTAGTCCAGATGGGCAAGAGTTTAAATGCGTAAATTATTACATTGATATTCAAAACAATAATTTTGTTCTTGAAATTCAACTTTCAAAAGATCCCACACGTTCACAAGGATATTGTTTATCTGACATGAATGATTGGAGTATTAGCTTACAAGGAGGTTTTATCTCATGAAAATGAAAAAGAAACTAATCAAATTTGAATTTACTGAAAAGGAAGCAGCCTATCTGTATGAAGAGATTCATAGAATAGAGGGCTATGTAGGAATTTTAGGATTAGAGGATGAATGTGAACCTTGGGTTATATGCAACAAATTCTGTAAGCAGTATCGGAGGCAAATAGATGAATGAAAAAAATCACTTTTTTGAATACCTGCAAACAGTTAAAGAAATAGAGCTATGTCAAAAAGTTCATAGCTTTTTGCTGAGACATGAGAAAAATCCATTTCATGTCATGTCAATTGATGAATTTGGCAAGTTAAAAGGAGGCTTTTACTTGGTAAAGCAACTCTCTCAAGCAGGTTATTCATTGAAACCATTTAGAAAAATATATGCGGATTACTTGCAAACACAGTATGTGGAATCATGAATGCGAATTATTACAATTTCATGAATGGATTATTTGCATATATATCCATTTACCCTTAGATTAAACCCAACTAGACCCCTAAACAAAGTGTAAAATGGAAACTCAAAGCATCGAAATTGATAAAGAATTGATTGAATCATGCCATCTCTACAAAGACAGATGGCATACGCTCAAAGGGTTTGTGATGGATATGATCAAACTTGGCATACAAACAAAATATAAAGACTTGACAACGTATGATACAATGAAAACCGACCGACACAAAGAGAAAAAAGAGCAAGAAAGGGAGGTTTTCTATACTAGTAAAGTAGAGAATATAATAAATAAGGAAAAAACAAAAAAGTGGATTTTTGCAGAAAATAAAATTCCTAAATCACTTGAGTTTTGTAAAGATTTAATCGTTAAGTTCTGGGCAGTAAAAAAAGGATTTCATACAGAAGACGCCTTTAAACTTTTAATCGGCATCAAAGGGTTAGGGGGGATATATGCAAATCATGGCGAGACTGCTGTCAAGGATCAGCTAGAAGAAGGCATAGCATGTAAATGGCAAAGTATTACCTTGAAGAACTACGAAGCCTTTGGAAGACCAAAGAACGCTGATAAGGAACCTGTAAAGAATCATCCCGCAGGAAAAGTCTTTAAAGCATCGGATATATACGGAGAACAATAACAACGAGGGATAACCACGAAAGTTTTCTTGCCGTGGACAACCCTTGATTGACCAAAAAAACCAACTAAACAAATGCCAACAACTAAAACAAAAACAAAAGCAAAATCAACTTCAACAGGAGTGACAAGCAATCCTCCAATTGCAATTACTCCTCCTGATTTCAGACATATATCAATCAGGTTAAAAGGCACTTCACCTCTTGTTATCAATCGCTTTAGTCAAAAAGCAATGATTGAAATGAAAGCAACTCAAGAAGCAGGCAGTACATCAAGAGCTAAAAAAGTTCGTACAGCAAAAGACTTTGATGCTTTATATGAAGGTGCAAAGCACAAGTCAATTGAAGGATGGGATGGAATTCATGCTGCATCTTTTAGAAATGCTGCTATTAGTGCTTGTCGTGCAGTTGGATTCAAAATGACTCATGCAAAACTAGCTTTCAGAGTGATGGAAGATGGTTGGGACATGGCAGATGGTGCGCCACTTGTAAAAATCCTTGATGGTGAAGCAGAACAATGGATTGCTCCTACTCGTAACGCTACTGGTGTTATTGATTTAAGAAGTAGACCAATGTATAAAAAATGGGGGGCTAGATTGAACATCACATATGACGCAGGCATGTTGTCTGATGCCGATATTGTGAATTTAATTTCTAGGGTTGGTGTTCAAGTAGGTATTGGAGAGGGAAGACCTGATTCAAAACAATCTGCTGGACTAGGTTTCGGATTATTTGAGATTGATTAATTATGAATACTCAAATAACAACTGAACTGTTTCATTCTTATCCTTTTACAACAGCAGAAGCAGCGAAACTTTTAGGGGTTCGTCCTCAACACTTAGAAAGTTGGAGACACACTGGATTTTTTGAAGAGTTAACTCATTACATAAAATCTAGTTGGGATAACAGATTTTTTTACTGGTGGGATGTAAAAGCTACTTCAGAAAGGCTATCAGCAGCCAATAATTCAGGTTTTTTACCTGGAACCAAGGAGTACTTTCTAATGTTGAAGTACGGAGAGGACTACTATAATCCCCGTTAAAGACAAAGCAGGCACGGAAAGGACGGATAGGAAAGGAGTAGCAGGTGGCGATAGGCATGGAGGGTTAGACAAGGCGGAGTGTGGAAATGCAGGCACGGAATGGCGGATGCAGGTTGGCGGGGAGCGTCTGGGTCGGGTAGGGATTGTACGTGTAGCGGTCGGGCAGGCGAGGAGAGGAGTGTCGGGAGAGGTCGGCACGCAGTGGATTGGACGGGATAGGATTGCAGTGGCAGGAGTGGAGCGGATAGGAAGGCACGGACTGTACGGGAGCGGTGGGCGTGGTAAGTGAAGGCAATAGGTATGGAGGGCAGCGGCACGGTGGGGATTATGGAGGCATGGCAGGCA